GCTTCGTGTTCAACGAGCTCAGGGTGGGGGCGCTGCTGCGCATCCGCGGGCCGCTCGGTGCCTTCACCCTGCGGGAGAGCTCGCCACGGCCACGGCTCTTCGTGGCGGGCGGTACCGGCTTCGCGCCGGTGAAGGGCCTCATCGAGCGCGCGCTCGAGACCGGCGACCCACGGCCGATGCGGCTCTACTGGGGCGCCCGCGCCCAGCCGGACCTCTACCTGCACGACCTGGCGCGCGGCTGGTCGCCGCGGGTCGCCTACACCCCGGTGCTCGACGAGCCGGCCGCCGGCTGGGAGGGTCGCTCGGGCCGGGTCCACGAGGCGGTGGCCGCCGACATCGGCGACGCCAGCCACCTCGACGCCTACGTGAGCGGTCCGCCGCCCATGGTGCAGGCCGTGCGCGCGGTGCTCATCGCGCGCGGGCTCGACCCGGAGCACTTCCACTCGGATGCCTTCGAGTCCGCGCGGAGCTGACGCAGCCCCGCGGACGCACGGAGCCCCGGAAGGGGTCATCGCGATCGGAGCGCACGGCAGGATCACTCTCGAGCCATCTCAGCGCTGGCAGTGCGGGCAGTAACAGCTCGAGCGCTGGCCGATGCGTGACATCCGGATCGGGGTGCCGCAGCGGGGGCAGGGCAGGCCCTCCCGGCCGTAGACGCGCAGCCGCTGGGCTTGCGCGAATTAAATGCGACGGAAGTGAACTCGTGCTGACATTAGAGGCAACTTAACGCCAGAAACCCGTCGCCGTGCTGACATTGCACGCGACGCGCCGCATGTCGTGCGTCAGAGTTCCGACGCCGTGCTGACATTAGAGGCGACGCAATCCACGCCCGCAAGGGTACTCAAGTGCGTCCCACGGTGACGTCGTGGCGCTGGGTGGAGGCCAGTCCGGCGCGCTCCGACCAGAGCCGGATCCGGACGCTGGTGTTGAGCCTGGTGAGCGCGAAGTTGTCGAAATCGACCGTGACGGTGCCGTCCCCAGCCAGCAGGCCCACCTCGCCCGCGGCGGTGGCGTGGACGTCGTTGACGTCGATGAGGGGGGTGGCGCCGAGCCAGATCCGGTGGCGCTGGCCGACGAACTCCACGCGCAGGCGCACGGTGGCGCCGGGGGTGAGGGTCACGGCCGCCGAGCTGACGATGGTGAGGCTCGGCACCGTGCGGGCGAGCCGGACGTGGCCGGTGCCGGTGTCGATCCAGGCCGCCCAGGTCCAGCCGCTGGCGAGCGTGGAGCGGTAGACGATGCCGGCGATGGCGGCACCGCTCGGCACCACGATGTCCACCTCGGCCGCGCCGTCGGCCCTGGCGGCGATGGCGTCGAAGCGGCTCCGGCCTTGGGCGGTGACGCTCAGGCGGTAGCGGCCGCCGACCACCGAGTGCGTGGGCGTACCGCCGCCGAAGAGGGTCTGGCCGGTGACGAGGCCGTCGGTCCAGTCGCGGCTGAAGACCGTGCGGGCGCTGTCGCCGATCTCCTCGTCCCAGGTGCGGGTGGTGCCGGTGAGGCCGGTGACGGTGCGCCGGAGCGCCCCGGTCTCATCGTGGAATTCGAGGCTGTAGGTAGTGCCGGCCTCGGGGCCGATGCTGGCGGCCGCCTCGTCGATGAGCTGATCGGACTGGGTGATGCGGTCGCGGTGTGCCCAGCTCACCGCGAGCGGGCCGCTCACGCTCGCCGGGTAGGCGGCGCCGTTCAGACGCAGCCGGCCGGGCGGGTAGGGCCGATGCTGGCGCTGGTCCATGAGCAGGCTCGCGCTGGGGGCGCTGGCGTCGGCGAGGCGATCGGCGGTGGTCACGGTGATGAAGCGGGCGTGCACCGTCTCGCCGGGCGCGTACTCGCGGCTGTCGTTGGCGCCGAAGCCCTGCTGGACCCAGACGCGGGTCCCGGCCGGCCACGCCGCCGCGACGGTGTCGGCACAGCCGCGCGCCACCGTGAGCGTGCCGGCGGCGGTGTCCACCGCGACCACGCGCACGATCTCCGTCCCGACCAGCGCCGCGACACCGGCGACCACCTCGGCCAGCCGCGTGGTGCCGGCCAGCGGCAGGACAGTGGCTGCGGGGCCGACGGCCGCGCTCAGGGTGCCGGTGGGTGACCAGTCGCCCTGGCCGGCCTCGGCGAAGGCGGCGGTGCCGAGGCGCGTGTGCAGCTCGTAGTGGGTGGCGAGCCCCGCCGGACGGGCGGCGGCGGCAACCAGGTAGCAGGCGGCGGCGGGGATGGCCACCGGCCCGAAGGCCCGCACGAGATCCACGTAGCTGGCCTCCCAGACGGCCACGACGGGGGCCGGGTGCGCGACCGTGCTGGGGGCGCTCCAGAGGCCAGGCTGCTGGGCTGCGTAGCTGGTGGCCGGCAGGCCGAAGACGTCCTCGGCTGCCTCGAGCGTGATGGCCCCGTCGCGCAGGCTGCCCCAGTCGACGCTCAAGATCCGCAGCGGCATGTCGGTGATCCCGAGCGGCGGCCAGGTGAGCCGGATCACGTCGCCAGGCAGCAGCGCCCAGGCGTCGCGGTTGACGCGCAGGCTGAGCTTGGCCAGCGGTGTCGAGAGCACGCGTAGCTCGCGCTCGGCGATGCGCGCGGCCAGCGCCGCCGTCGGCAGGCCGGGGAAGGCGCGGGTGGCGGCCACCACGCCGCCCTGGGCCTGGATGGCCGCGAGGTTGTGCACGGTGATGGCGGCCTCGCGGCCGCTCTGGGCCAGATCGGTGTAGGTGACCGTGATCTCGTTCACCTGCTCGGCCGTGCCCGGGCGCTGCAGCGAGGCGAGCTCGAGCACGTTGCCGGGGTGAAAGAGCGGCAGGGCCGGCACGCTGTAGCCACCGCGCACCGGGCGGATCACGAAGAGGCCGGTCCTCCGATCCTGCCCGACCACCGCCCCGGCATGATCGGCCACCGTTTGGATGAAGCGCTCGATGGTGTCCTGGCGCTGCCAGGCGAGGCAGAGGCCCAGGCCCTCGGCATGAAAGGTGTCGGCGGCAGCCGCGAAGTTGGCAGCGTCGATGAGCCCGGTGCCGTAGCCCATGCCCCAGTGCGGGTTGGTGAGGCACTCGTAGATGATGTGCGCCGGGTTCATGGCGAGCTCGCCGCCCGGGAGCCCGATCTCGGCGCGCGCGGCGTTCCACAGCGCCGTGCCCCAGCCGGCGCGCGTGCGCCTGACCAGGAAGGCCCAGGGCTTGACGTAGGGGTTCTGGGCGGCGACGCGGCCACCGCGCCAGACCGCGCTCAGGATCCCGCGGTAGGCCGGCTGCGGCGTGCCCTGGACGGCGGTCAGGTAGTCGTTCGCGGGCTGGCTCGACTCGCCCATCATGATGTCGAGGTCACCCAAAAGCCCGCCCTCGCGGCTCTCGCCACCGAAGAGGTTCGGCTGATGGATGCTGATCCGCCCCGAGCCGGTGACGTTGCCGGTGAAGGCGCGGCGCTCGCCGACGTCGATGGCGCGCACGCTGTCGACCGGGCCGTGACAGAGGCCGAAGTGCAGCCCCATCGAGTACCAGAAGCCGACCGTGACCGTGCGCCCGCCGCCGCTCATGCGCGCTCCCGGGCGGCCGTCTCGGCCTCTGCCACCTCGGCCACGCGCCGGCCGAGCTCGTCGCCCTGCGCCAGCACGACGGCGAGCGGCAGGCCCTCGCGCACGAAGTCGAGGTAATCGAAGCCGTGTGCGGCACACCAGGTGCGCACGCCAGCGGCGCAGTAGCCGAGCGCACGCGCGTGCTCCATGCGCACCGTCACGCTCACTTCTTGCCCCCGCGGCGGCGGATGGCGGTGGTGCGCAGATCCCCGAACCAGAGCACGTTGGGGCCATTGAGCCAGACGGTGCCGAACACCACCGGGATCTCGCGGCCGTCGTCGGCGGTGGGGGCCTGCACGTCGTCGAGCGCGGCCGGTCGCGGCGCCGGCGGGCGCGGCGCCAGCGCCTGCGCGATGAGCGAGGTCACCACGAACCAGAACACGTTCACCAGGAACTTCATGGGTGCCTCAGAAAAGCGGGTTCTGACCGGCGAAGGGATTGCGGAGCGGGATGTAGGGCATGCCGCCGTAGTTGAGGGAGTTGTTGAACTTGCCGTGGCAGGTGGCGAGCGTGCGATCGCAGCCCGGGAACAGCCGCACCACCTGGCCCACGGCGAGGCCGTGCGGGGCGGCGGTGAGCTCGACGTTGGGGCCCACCTGGCGCGCGATCATGCGCCGCTCGTTGAGGCCGGCCGTCTCCCATTCCAGATAGCCGCCGGCGTACCAGCCATCGCCGAAGGCGCCGGCACCCGTCACCTGCACGGTGAGGCCGGCGATGCTGTCGGCCGTGCTGACGTGCTGCCAGGCGGTGCGGAGCACGCCGCAGCCGGCGCCGTAGAGCGCGAACGGGCAGGCGCGCTGGTAGCGGCGGCGAAGCCCCAAGCGGCGCACGCTGGTGTAGACCGGCTCCAGCGACAGCTCGGCCTGCGCCCCCGACCAGTCCACGCCGACGATGCGCCCGGACCAGAGCGCCACCCGCTCGCTCGAGCCTTCGTGCATCTGGCTGATGACGCAGGTGACGACGTCGGAGGGCGGCGCGATCCGGAACAGCTCGGCGACCGGGTTGTCGCGCGCCACGGTGATGGCGAGTGCGTTCCGGGCCAGCTCGCGCGAGGCGCTGATCCCGGCGTGCTCGATCGCCACCGGCTGATAGACCTCGAAGCCGATGGTGATGGGCTGGGCGGCCGAGGTGAAGCGCCAGTGCAGGTGCTGGCGCGCAAACTCGTAGAGATCGAGCGGGCGGCCGTGGCCGCGCTCCTGCGCGTCATAGGACATCGGGCACCATCCGGAAGGCCGCGCGCGATTGCGCCACGGTGTCGGTCTCCCAGGCGATCTCGATCGCGTCGGCGTCGAGCCGCGAGGGCTGCAGGAAGCTCACGCGGCGGATCTCGGTGAGGCTCAGGCTCACGCCCAAGGCCGCATCGAGGGTGATCTGCTCGATGCTGCCGCTCAGCTCGATGCTCGCGAGCACGCGCCTGAGGAAGGTGCCGGCACTGGTCTCGATGCGCAGATCGCGGCGGCCGATCTGGACCTGGGCGTAGAGCGTGTAGCCGCACCACTCGACGTCCAGCGTCACGGCGATGGCGCTGATCGGGCTGACCACGCGCAGATCGTCGGTGGCGGAGTCCAGCCACAGGGCGCCCTGGCGGCCGCAGAGGGCCTGAAGCAGCCGGCGCCAGGTCTCGGCCTCGGCGCGCGAGCGCAGCGTGAAGTGCCGGCTCTGGCGCGTCGCCGGCCGGCCGAAGCGGTCTTCGCTGAAGCGCACGCCGGTCTCGTTGTCGAGGGTCGAGAGGGCGCGCTCGAAGTGGCTGTCCGGGCCTTCGCTGAAGTTGTGGCGGAGCGTCAGGAGCGGCGCGCCACGATAGCTCGGCAGGCCGTGGGCGGTGCTGGCGCTGGCCGGGGCCTCGTCGTCGAAGCGCACGCGGCCGCGCGAGAGCGTATCTGTCGTGTGCGCGAGCTCGGCGGCCTCGGCCAGGCGCGCGGTGTGTGCCGGGTAGAGTCGCGTGCCGGCCGGCCAGTGCTGGCCGAGCGCGCGGGTGAGCGTGATGGTGCTGGGTGACAGGGCCGCGATCTCGATGAGCTCGGCGCGGGTGGCGCCGTCGTGCAGGAGGGCGATGCCGCCGACCACGAAGCCGCTCGTGCCGTCGGCCGTGAGGCTGGTGGCGCCGGTGCTCGCGGCCGCGCCCAGGTGCGTCACGGCGTGCCAGTCGGGGCGGGCCCAGACGCGCGCGCCCCAGCCGTGCAGCAGGAGCTCGAGGCTGCGACGCGCGGCACCGCTTGCCAGGTAGCTGAACTCGTAGCTTCTGCGCGGTGCGGCGCGCAGTGCGCGCCGACGCTCGCTGCCGTCGTGGGCGATGAGCACGTCGGTCAGCCAGTGCAGGCGCTCGATCACGGGCTCCGACCAGTCGGCGAGCCAGATCCAGGCCGTGACCCGGTTGCCGGTGACCGGGATCGGCACTGCCTGCAGCCGATCGAAGCGGAAGGTGAGGGTCGCCTGGATGATGGGCGGGCCGTCCTGCGTCACCCGCACCGTCCAGGCGAGCTCCTGCAAGGGCTGCAGCTCGGCCGGCACCGGGCCGGCCGCGATCAGCACGCCCTCGGCGGCCGTGCGATCGATGGCGTGGAGCTGACGGGCGCTGAAGTGTGCATTCCAGATCCGGATCTCGCGCTCCTGCACCCCGACCACGTTGCCGAGGGCGAGCGCCACGGGGAAGAAGTGCAGGCGCTCGTAGATGTCGCCGCCGAAGGCCGGCGCCAGGGCGCCTGCGATCGCGCCCGCGGGTGCTGCGTAGGTCACCACCGTCACCGGTGCGCCGGCCGAGGTGAGGCTGGCGAGCGAGAGCGGCCCGGGCACGGCCTTGAGCGGCGCGCCCGGGAAGAAGGCCTGGCGGGCGAAGGTGTAGTCCCAGAGCGGGCGCTCGACGGGCAGCATGGATCAGGCGCGCCGGTAGGCGAGCCCGAGCCTCAGGCTCGACGGCTGGCCGATGCCGCCATCGCGGCGGATGACCGGGAAGACCATCCACTGCTCGGTGCCAATGGTGAGCAGATCCTTGGGCTGCAGGTGATCCAGGCGCACGAAGCGCACGTCCGGCGGCTGGCCGAGGGGGCTGAATAACCCGCCGCTCCGCGCCGCGGCGGTGAGGATGGGCCAGAGCACGGCGCGGCCGGTCAAGGTGCTCGCCTGCGCCTGCTGCGCCGGCAGGGTGTCCGGGCGCGGCGGGGCCTGGCCGCGCATGCCGCAGCGGACCTCGTTGACGTTGGCATGGGCGCTCAGCAGATAGCGCGGGCTCACGGCGTCGCTGTCGGCGCGCAGCAGCACGCTCGGGGCGCCGGTGCCGCTGTCGAAGGAGTCCCAGGGCACGGCGTGCGCCGGGGTGCTGAAGGGGCTGGCGCGGTCCGCCGGAGCGTAGCTCCAGAAGGAGTTGACCACGTAGCCGCCGGTGGTGACGGCACCGAAGCGCCGCAGGCGGCCGGTGCCGAAGTGCCGGAACTCGCCGTCCACCACCTCGACCACGGCGTGCAGGTACTCGGCGCCAGCGAAGAAGTGGTAGCCGGTGTACTGCGTGCTGCCCAAGCCATTGGTGAAGCTCAGTTGCGAGCGATTGGCCTGGGCCATGTTGCCGAGGCCGGCGTCCCAGGCCGGGTAGAGGAAGCCGCCCACGTACTGGCCCGGGTTGTCCGCGGTGCCGGCGCCCAGATCGGCGTAGAGGCCGGCGTGCAGATCGCCGCGCTGCAGGTTGAGCGCCCAGCCGCCGCTGCCCAGGCCGTCGCTCCGCACCGCCCAGCGCTGCACGGTCCAGCCGTTGGCGGCCGCGAACACGCGCAGCCGATCCAGCAAGTCGTTCGCGTGCAGGGCCGTGCCCGTCTCGTAGACCACGCTCACGGCGCCCCCTTCAGTCCAGGCGCACCGCGCCCCAGTGCTGGACGGCGGTGCGGAAGACGTTGTTGATGACCAGGTGATCGAAGCCCTCGGCCGCGATCAGGTTCTCGGCCGCGTTGTTGAAGCCCGAGGTCCAGAAGAGCCCATCGAGCTCGCCCCAGTGGTGGAACACCGGGCTCACGGCGTGGACGATGCTGCAGGGCAGGAGCACCTGGCCGCCGTCCAGGCGATCTCTGAGGTAGGCGAGCGCGGTGCCGACGGTATCGAGGGCGCTCGGCCAGACATTGCCGGAGGCGGCATCGCCGCTGCCGTCGTCGCCGGTGCCGCTGGTGCGGTTCCTTACCCGGCGCCAGAGGTTGTCCGGGTAGTAGGCGTGCATGCCGTTGCCCGGCATGAAGGCCAGGCGGTGGGGGGGGTCGGTGGCGCTCCAGCGGATGTTGGCCTCGCTGGTGCCGGCGCAGACGCCGGGCCAGGCGTGCACGGCGGGCGGCTCGTAGGGCAGGCCCAGGCCCAGGTAGGCGAGCTGGTAGATGGTGGAGATGCGCGCCACGACGATGACGCGGCGGGCGTTGGCCACGAACCAGTAGGGGATGGGGCCGTTGTGCAGGGACAGGCTCGCCCACGGCGCCCCGTCCACCTGGCCGAACACGCCGAGGCGTGGCTCGTGGAAGCGCCAGCTCGTGAGCTGCCAGTTGTGGATGTCGGCGGCGGTGTTGCGCCAGAGCGCCCCGCCCACGTGCACCGGCCCACCGCCGGAGCCGGGCGCCGCCCAGGCGAACTCGAAGCGATCCTCGAGGCTCCACTCGTCGTTCGGGTGGGTCCTGAGCTCGATCTCGGCCACGCGGATGGTGGTCTGCCCGGTCTGCGGCGCGGTGAAGTTGACCCGCCAGTGCAGGTGGGCACCGGGGGCCGGCGTGATGTCGTAGATCCGGGTCTGCCAGGCGAGGGTCCAGCTCTGGCCAGTGAAGGCCTGCACGTCCACCCAGGTGACGCCGTCGGCCGAGCGCTGCAGGGTGAAGTCGCGCGGGCCGATGGCGGGCGCATCGCCCGCGGTGAGCCGGAGCTGGCGCACCTCGGAGGGCTTGTGCAGGGTGACGCCGAGCTGGCTCGGGAAGGCGGTGGCGATCGCCTGGGTCGTGCCCGAGTTGTCGAAGGCCAAAGACGGCGGATTTGCGCCGGCCCAGGTGCCGGTGCCCCAGCGGCTCACATCGCCGATGGAGCCGGCGAAGCGCAGCCGCTGCCAGGGCGGGCTCGTGTTGACGCGGATGATGTCGCCCGCCACCCAGGCGGTGCTGCCGGCGGTGAGGGTGAAGGCGATGCGCGCGGCGCTGTAGGCGCTGCCCACGGTGGCGTTCGGCTGCGCCCCCGAGACCGAGCCCGTGACCGAGAAGGTGGTGGGGTTCAAGGCGGTCAGGGTGTAGGTCTCGGCCACGCTGGTCGCGGTGCCGCGATAGGCGGTGAGCCGCCCGTTGCCGACGCCGGTGTAGGCGACACCCCAGGCGTGGCCGGCATTGGCCAGGAAGACGTCCAGCCGATCCAGCAGGTCCAAGTAGTTGGCGGCGGTGCCGATCTCGGTGCTCATGGCTCAGTTCTGCAGGATGGTGCGCACGGCGCCGGCATTGCGGGTGATGAAGTTGAAGAGCACGCGCTCGCCGCTCGCGCTCTCCAGGTAGTCGCGGGCGAGCTCGGGGTCGATGCTGTTGACGATGCGGATGGCCTGGGGGGCGGCGCTGGCGGCCGGCGCCGGCAGGTTGACGAGGCCGCCCTCGGCGTAGTTGAGGCGCGGCCGGGCCGGCACGATGGCGCCGCTCGCGAAGCGATGCAGCGCCGCCAGCGAGCGCACGCCGAGCCGGCGCACGGCGTCGGCCGGGAACACGTACTCGCCGGCGTGCACGATCCCGGCGGGCTGCAGGCGATGGCCGGGGCCGGTGTAGCCGCCGCGGGCGAAGCCCAGGATCCGCGACAGGAAGCCGCCGATCCCGCCGCCGCCACCCCCGCCGCCACCCCCGCCGCCACCGGCACCGGCGAGGCCACCTAGCAGCCGATCGGTCAAGCGCTGCGCCAAGATCCGCTGGATGGAGCCGATCACCGAGCGGGCGAAGTCGCGGAAGGCGTCCCCGGCGCTCTTGGTGCCCTGGCCGATGCTGACGAAGAGCTCCTCGAAGGCGCCGCGCACCGAGGTGTTGATGGCGGCGGCGATCGGATCGACCACCAGCCTGAGTTGGGCGAGCTCCTGGCCGAAGGCGGCCACACGCTGACCGGCCTCGGGCCCGAGCACCTGGGCCACGGCCTGAAGGCGCGGCAGGAGGCCGTCGAGCTCGGCGGCAGCGGCGCGGTGCGCCTCTGCGATCTGCTGGCGCGACTCGAAGATGCTGACCAGCCCCTGCTCGGACATCACGTTCGCGGCCAGCTCGGCGCCGCGCATGCGCTCGAGCGCCTGGCGCCATTGCCCCTCGAGGGCGGCGAGCTCGGCCTGGGCGAGGCCAGCGGCGGCGCGCCGCTCGACGTCGGCCAGCCGCCGCTCGGCCAGCGCGATGTCGGTGCCGAGGCGTGCCACCACGCCCTCGGCAGCCAGTGCGGCGGGCTCGTCGCCACCGGCCCGGGCACGCGCCACGTCCGCCCCGGCGGCCTGGCGGCGGCGCGTGAGCGCGGCGACCTCGTTTGCCACCTCGGCCCGCTGCAGCTCGGTCAGGCGCGCGTAGTAGTCCTCGGCCGAGATCCGGCGCGCGGCCCAAGCCTCGTGGTTGCGCTCGATCTCGCGGGCGATGGTGTCGGCGGAGAGGCGATCGGCCTGCTCGGCCAGATCCGCCACCAGATCGCGCTGGGCGGCGGCCAGGCGCTCGGCGGCCTCGCGCTCCCGGGCCAGCTCGGCGGCGCGCTGGCGCTGGCGCTGCTCGGCCTGACGCTGGCGCTTTGCGGCCTGCTGCTCCAGATCTGCCGCGGCGCCGGCCGCGGGGATCGCCCCTTCGGCGCGGGCGATGGCCTCGGCCAGGCGGCGCTCGCGCTCGGCATCGGCGCGGGTCGAGGCCTCGATCTCGGCCACGAGGCGCGCCCGCTGCGCCTCGATGGCGGCCCGCGCCTCGTTGTACTGCGCGACCATCTCCGCGAGCCCGGTGTCGGGCCGGTCGAGCATCCTGAATCGACCGCGGGCGATGCGCTGCCGGATCGCCTCCTGACGCTCGGCCAGCTCGCGCTCGGCGGCGTCGAGCTCGGCCATGCGCGGATCGGCCGCGGCGGCGCGCTCGGGCGCCGGCAGGGCCTGCTGGCGCCGCCACTCGCGTTCGCGCTCGATGACGGCATCGAGGGCGGCCGTGCCCTCCTTCCGGAAGCCGACCCAGGCCATGGCCGCGAGGCCAATCGACACCGCGAGCCCGACCGGCCCGGTGAGGACGCCGAGCAGCGTGCGCGCGGCCAGCGTCACCGCGCCGAGCGAGGCGGTGGCGGTGACGCCAGCGGCGGCGTGGGCGGCGGCCACGGCGCCGACACCGCGGAGCTCGGCGGCCTGGGCGGCGGCGGTGGCCGCGGCCTGGCGCGCCGTGGCCTGGAGTTTGGCCACCTCGGCCGCCACCTCGGCCGCGCGCACCGCAGCGATGCCGGCCAACTGGCGCGCAAAGAAGGCCGCCGCCGCCGCGGTGAGTCCGGCCAGCACCGCAGCCAGGTTGTCGGCCAGCGCCGTCACCGCCGAGGCGAAGACACGGAAGACGCCCACGCCCTCGTTGACGCGGCCTACGAGCAGCATGAACTCATTGCGCAGGTGGACGAAGGCACCGCCCACCGTGAGCGGCATGGCGGCGGCCTCGGCGCGCAGATCGGACAGCGCCTTGGGCAGCGCCAGCGCCAGCACCTCGGCGGTCAACTGGCCCTGCTCGGCCATGCCGCGGAGCGCCTCGCGCGGGCGGCCGATGGCGTCCGCCAGGGCCTGCATCAGGCGCGGCGCCGCCTCGTTGACGCTGTTGAACTCGTCACCCCTCAGCACACCGCTGCCGAAGGCCTGCGAGAGCTGCAGGATGGCGCTGCCGGCCTCCTGGGCGCTGGCGCCGGAGACACGCAGCGCCAGCGCCACGGTCTCGGTGACCTTGGCCACCTCGGCCTGGCCCAAGCCGAGCGCGCGGACGCTCGGGGCCAGGCGCGCGTAGAGCACGGCGGTCTCGCCGATCCCGGCGGCGGCGGTGCGGGCGATGCGGGCGACGTCGTCCTGGGCGGCGGCCAGATCACCGCCGCCCCGGGTGGCGAGCGCGAGTTGGGCGTTGAAGTTGGCGTACTCATCGGACAGGCGCGCCAGCGCCTGGCCGTAGGGCAGGAGCTGCTGTGCCGCAAACACGGTTGCCGTAAGATGGCCCATGAGCCCGATCTTCTGGGTCAACCGATCGACGGAGCCCTCGATGCGCGACAAGCCCTCCTGGTCGATATTCGACAGCCTGTTCCTGGGTGCGTGCCTGCCCTTCCTGGGCATTGCCGTGGTCGCGCTCATCGGCGCCGTTATCGAGTGGCTGTCCTGAGCGGCCTTCAGCCGCCGCCAGTCGGCGGCGAGGCTGGCCACGCTCACGCCCTGTGCCGCGAGCGCGCGACGCAGGCGCTCGGTCTCGAGCTGCTGGCCCTGGAACTCCCGCTTGGCGCCGGCCGCGGCCTTCTTCAGCCGCTCGAACTCGCGCGCTAGCGCCGCGTCACCCGGCGCCGCGCGCACGCGGCGCGCCGCCTCGGCCACCGCCGCGGTGGATTGCTTGAAACTGCCCTCGAGGTCCTTGAGCGAGCGCTTGCTGCGCGCGAACTGCTGCACGAGCTCGCGCGGATCGGCGCTGATGCGGACCTTGAGCGTGGGGTCAAGCGCCATCCGCGCCGGCTCCGCCCAGGATCGCCGTCACCAGTGCGCGGGCGGCCGCACGCGCGGCCTCACCGGCGGCCTCCTCCGCCCAGCCGATCAGCCGCTCGCCGAGGCTCACCGCCGGCGGCGTGAGCGCGGCCGGCAGGCGCTCGAGCGCCAGCAGTCCCCGGGCGGTCAGGCGCACGCCGGAGAAGGCCTCGCCAGCGCCCGGGCCGACCTTGGCCGCGTACTGGAGATAGCCCTCCTCGGCCAGGAAGGTGAGCGTGGCGGCGTGGATGGCGCGGCGCGTGGCGAGCCGCCCGGCGCGCTCTTCCGGCAGCAGATCGGCCCCGGCGTCGAGCTCGCCCACACGCAGCACGATCGGCGTCGGGAAGTGCGCGTACAGGTGCCCGAGGATGAGTACCACGCCGCGGTGGAAGTCCTCGATGTGATGGTCCATCGCCTTGGCCTCAGCGCTCCAAAGCCTTGAGCCAGCCGGCCCAGCCCTTGGCGTCGGTCTGGGCCGCGCGCGCCGCCACCGCCGCCAGGCGCAGCCGCTCGCGCTCGAGCGCGACCAGCGCGGTGGCGTAGCCCTGCACCTGGGCCAGCGTCATGTCGGCGACCCCGCCGAGGCCGGCGGCGCGGAAGCGGGCGTCGAGCTCGAGCCAGCCGCCGCCAGCGTCGTGCTCACCCGTGCGGCCGCCTGCGTCAGCCGTGGCGCCAGCCGGTGCACGAAAAAATCCGCGTTCACCTCGGTCACCGCCTCGGCCAGGTCGAGGAGCTCGTCGAGGCCCAAGCCCTCGATGAAGGCGGGGTCCACGCGCGCGCCCACCGCCACCGCGGCGATGAGCTCACCGGTGTGCAGGGCCAGGAGCTCGGGCAGCTCCGCGCCCGCGGCCAGGGCGTGGGCGAGTGGTTGCATGGCGGCGGCGAAGGCGGCCAGCTCGCGCACGCGGATGGGCGTGACCTCGATGATCTGCCCGCCCGCCGCGACCCGGCGCGGCGCCGGGCAGAGGGTGTGGATGTCGTCCATGGGGCTCCTTGGCCGCTCGGCTGCTCAGAAGGCGCGCAGCCGAAGCTGCGCGCGGGGTGGCACGGTGGGGCCGGATTGCGTCGCCTGTAATGTCCGCACGGCGCCGCCCTCCGGACCCGATCTCAGCGCAGCAGGCGCTCGCGGTAGAAGCGCGAGGAGCCGGCCGGCTGCAGGCCGTCGAGCAGGAGCGAGCCCTCGATGGTGAAGTTGGCTGCCTCCTCGCCGGAGATGAGGGCGAGCTGGGCGGCCGGATCGGCCACGAAGCGGAAGGCCTCCACCACCACCGGGTTGTTGCCGTCCAGGGTGTTCAGGCCCTCGAAGCGCAGGAAGCGCTCGCGCGGGCCCTGGGTGAGCGCGTCCACCTGCGCCTGGGCGGCGTGGGTGTAGTCCACCGTGAGCGCCTGGCCGGAGAAGCAGGAGAGCGGCGTGCCGAGGGTGATGGCGCGGCCGACCGTGTTGAGGGCGAGCACCACCTGGGTGGCGGTGGCCGAGACGATCCGGTGCGCGCGGCCGTTGATGAGGGCCGCATCGGCGCCGGCGAAGCCGGTGAAGACGGCGAAGTCGCCGGCGACGGCGCTGTTCGCCACCGTGACGGTGGTGGTGGCGCCGACGCTGATGGCGGTGGGGGCGACGCCGCCGGTGGTGATGGCCGAGACCAGGGCGGTGGCGCCGTCGTTGAAGAGCAGGCTGCCGGCGCCCGTATTGACGCGGAAGTCCCAGGGCGTGGTGTCGTTGACCCAGGCCGCGAGCGCGGTGGCGCCGCGGCGCACGGTCACGGCCGAGATCTGCACGCGGTTCAACGGCATGACGCCGCCCGGGTGCCAGGCGGTGGCCTCGCCGGTGATGCTGCCGGCCGCGTGCTCGGTGAAGTCGCCGCGCAGGGCCAGGGCCAGGGTGTCGCGGGCGACGTTGAAGAGCGTCATCGAGAGCGAGACGTTGGTCTCGGTCACCAGGCGGAAGGCGGTGGCGCGCTGGCCGCTTTGTGCCTCCTTGTGCTCGACCGTGCTGGTCTCGGTGGCGATGGTGAGGGCCGAGCAGTCGCCGACCGGGCGCAGCCGCACGGCGCGCCCGGCGCTGTCGCGGTCACCGATCATGAGGACGCCCTGGCCGGAGTAGTAATGCGTGGCGCGGTCAAAGGTGGACATCGGGTGATCTCCTTCAGGATCCGAGGGTGGATACCGCGCTCTCGAAGGCGAGCGGGTAGTAGACGAAGCCCGGGGAGTGCCCGGGCCTTGGGGCATCGGTGCGGATGAGCGATCGGTGGGCCGGCGTGGGGGCCCAGCCCTGCAAGGCGGCGAGCAGCGCGCTCAGGAGCGGCCCGGCCAGGGCGGCGCTCGCTGCACCGCCGTCGCCCTGGGCGGCGTGCCGCACCGCCAGCACCACCAGCCAGCGCTGGTGGACGATCTGGGCCTGGCCCTGGCCTGCCTCGTCGCCCAGGCGATCGCCGTCGTAGATGACGAGCGCCGCCGGGGCGGCGAGCACGCTCTCGTCCACGGCGGCCCGTCCGGTGGCCTGGCGCACCGAGGCGAGCGCCGGCACGCGCGCGCCGATGCGGGCGATGATGGCGGGGCCGGCGGCCAGGTAGTCGGCGGGCATCACGACAGGCCGGCCGTGTCGTCGCGCCGGAACACCGGCGGGCTGCCGGCGAAGGCCGCGGCCAGGCTCGGGCGTACTGCCTCGGCCGCGGGCAGGCCGAGCGACACGCGCCCGGCGGCCAGGTGCTCGAGCAGGCGGCGCGCGTCCTCGTAGCGCTGGCGCACCTCCTCGCTCGCGGCGTGGCGCCAGAGCCGGTAGCGGGCGATGTCACAGGTGAGGTTGCGCACCAGTGGCGGCACGCTCGGCAGCGGCAGCGGATAGCGCGCCGCCAGGTGCGCGCTGACCTCGGCGGCGGCATCGGCCAGCGCGCGCTCGAGGGTGGCGGCATGGGGCTGGCCGCTCGTCAGTTGGTTGAGTTCGGCCGCGCCGAAGGCGGTCTCGAGATCGGCGATGCTGGCGTAGTTCACGGCCGCCGGGCCTCGTCCAGGGCGGCCGTCTCCGCGGCCGGCGTCACCGCGCCGACGGCGAGGAGCGGCTCGGCGCGGGCGGCCGGCAGATGCAGGATCTCGCCCACCGCGTAGCGCACCCGATCGTGCAGGATGGGGGTGAGCGCGCGGTAGGGCGCGAGCTCGGCCGCGCCGAAGGCGGCCTCCAGATCGGCGCCGGGGGCGGCCATCATGCCGGCGGCAGCGGCAGCGGCAGCGGCAGGTCGGCGAGCGGCACGGCCGCGCCGGCCGCGATCAGCGCCTCTGCCGTCACCGGGGTCAGGTGCAGCACCTCACCGGCCGGGTGGTAGACCCGATCGTGATCGACCGGGAACAGGAGCTTGACCGGCGCGCGCGGCACTTCTTCCACCGGTGGCAGCGGCGGCAGTGCCGGGGCGGTGCTGTCCTCTGGACTCGGGGTCGGAGTCGGGGTGCGGGCCATGGGATCTCCTCAGATGTCGTCAAAGCCGATGAGCAGGAGGGTCACGTTGCTCTGCGCGGTGACGCCGTTCTCGTAGCGCACTCGATGTAAGCGGCCTGTCCTCAAGGCGGTGGTCTGCGCGAAGGTGTCCATATCGGTTGGAGCCTGCGCCCGGTCCCACAGCGTGCGACTCGGACACACTCGCCACGTCGTGCCATCGTCCGACCACTCGACCGATATGCGCTGAACGTTCGACGCCACGGCGCTGTACATGACGAGCACCAGGGCGGCGAGGCCCGGTGAGTCGGCGAGATCGACGACGGGCGAGATCCATTGCCCACTCGCCGCGACCGGTCCGAGATCCCAGCGCCAGCGCCGCATCGTCCTGCCTCCGCTCAGTAATTATCGAAGCCCATGACGCGGATGCGCAGGTTGGTCTGCGCGGTCGTGCCGTTCCGGCCGCGGATCCGCAAGTAGCGCCCGAAGCGCACGCAGGGAAAGGGCACCGTCGTGCCGGCCCAGTTGCTCACAGCCAGATGCTGGCCGATGATGTTCGGCCCCATGAACCATTCGACGCCATCGTCCGACCACTCCGGCCAGATCTGGTGGCCCGAGCTGTGCAGGCCGATGGCGCCGACGTACAGGTTCTTGGTGCCGGCGCGCCCCTCGAGGTCGACGGGCGGCGTGATGTACTCGGCGCTGGCCGCGACCGCGCCCATGTTGAATTGCATGATGAGTGACATCGCGTGCTCCTCGTTGGGGCCGGCCTCAGCCGACCGCGTTCTGGAAGAAGTACCCGGCGGCCGGCGCGCTCACCACCTCGCGCACGCTCTCGCCGACGCGCAGGCGAGTGCCGCCGCGCAGGCCCGAGCGCGGCTCCTCGATCTCGCCGGCGATGCGCGTGCCGAACTGCGCGGTGAAGCCGAAGGTCGGCTGATCGGTGGCGGCGGCGTCCTCGGAGACGTAGAGCAGCGCGCAGTGGTTGCCCCAGACGCGCTGGAAGGCCGGCGGCTGGCCGCGGCGGGCGGTGTTGACGAAGCCGCTGCCGACCAGCACGTTCGGCAGCTCGAGCAGCTCGGCCAACTGCTGGCGGGTGACGGCGCCGCCGGTCTGGGCGCTGGCGTTGGCGGCCTGGATGAGGCGCGGATGCTGGCGCAGGCGCGTCCAGGTGCGCTGGCCGAGCACGATGGTGTTGGGGCGCACCAGCGGCACGTCGAGCGCCGTCAGGAGCGCATCCAGCGGATGGCTGCTGGCGAAGTCCGACCACTGGCTGGTGCCGGAGAGGGTCACGGTGTGACCGGCGGCGTAGCTCGCGAGCGCGAACACCCGGTTCGCCACCCGCACCTCGCGATCGAGCATGACGAGACCGGCCAGGAGCTGCGTCGAGCGCGCGAGCGGGCTCGCCGCCGGGCCTGCGCCCATGGCCTCGTAGGCCTCGGTCTCCTCGTGCGGCACCAGGTCATCGAGGCCGAAGTCCACGCACTCCTCGGTGGTGAGGCTGCCGCCGAACTCCACCATGGTGGGCTCGCTCCTGCGCCCGACCAGGGTGTTCGGCACCGTGTAGGCGTCGGCCTGGTGATAGACCGTGTAAGCGAAGCGCTTGGCGGTCTGGATGCGCGGCAGCACCCGATCGGCGATGAGGTCGACGTCGCGGTTCCTGTAGCCGATCGCGATCGCGGTCAGCTCGGGGTTGAGCGGAAAGGCAGTGCTCATGGCGAGGGCTCCGGGGTCAGGTCAGCGGGCGCTCAGAGCACGCCCTGGGAGATGAGGCAGCGGATGCGATCGCCGGCCGCGGCGGCATCCTCGAGGGCGAAGCCGACGACGCGGTTGCCGACGGTGGCGGCCGGTATCGCGCGGCCGGTGGCGTCGGCCGTGAGTGGCGCCCCGCGCGCGATCGCGGCACCGGCCGTGACGAAGGCGATCCCGGTCATGAGCACGTCCACGCGCTGGCCGGCGGCGATCGCGAGCTCGTCGCTGATGCCGATGCTGGCGGCGGTGGCGCTGTTGGCGAGGCCCACGGTGTCGTTCGCGGTCAGCATCACGATCCGGCTCGGATCGAGTGCGGTGCCGGCGAGGTAGCTCTTGGCGAGGATCGGGTTGGCCATGGCGGGCTCCTGTTACGGGGTGGGGTGGGCCTGGCCGCGCAGCACCTGGGCCACGGCCTCGGCGAAGGACAGGCGCAGGCCGGCGCGCTCGCGCTCGGCCTGGTGGGCCTGGGCGGCGCGGGCGATGGCCTCCGGATCGGCGGCCGCGGCGGCGGCCGGCTCGGTGGCACCGGCCGGGGGCGTCAGCGCCGGGGCGTGGGCGACGAAGGCGGCGAAGCCCTCGGGGTCCTGGCGGGCGTAGGCCAGGGCCCAGGGCAGGAGCGCGGGCGTCAGGCGGCCGGCGGCCTGGGCGGCGGTCACGGCCTGCTGGGCGCTGGCCTCGGCCTCAGCAGTCTCCGCCGCGGCCAGGCGGGCCTCCAGCTCGGTGCAGCGGGCCGCGAGCTCGGCGTGGGTGGCTGCGGGCACCCACGCCGCTGGATCGGGCGCGGCCTGCGTCGCCTGGGCGGCCAGGGCGACCGTCTCCTCGGCCGCCGCCAGGCGCTCCATCAGGCGCTGCAGGTGATCGAGCAGATCCTCCACGCTCGCCTGGCCGGGCAGGCTCAGGTGGTGACAGACACGCTCCAGGATCTCGGCATCGGCGGGGGTCATGGCGTGGGCCTCGGGGGTCGTGAGATCCGGCGGCCGCGTCGCGCTCGCCGCCGCCGTGAGCTCGGCCAGGTTGGGGGTGTGGGTGAGAGCGGCGCCCTCGAGGGCCAGCACGCGGCCGCTGGCCGGCTCGTAGCGGAACACCGGCGACAGGTAGCGGTACTCGCGGGCGGCGAGCAGGGCGGCCGCGCGCTCGGTCCAGCGCACCCGGCCCCAGATCCCGTCCGCGCGCGCCTCGATGGCCTCGATCCAGCCGGCGGCCGGGACCGGTCCGCTCTTCAGGGCGGCGTCCAGGCTCTGGTGCTCGTAGTCGACGGGGAGCTCGCCGCCGTGGGCGGCGAAGGCGGCCAGCACCGCCGCCACGTCCACCGTGTAGGGGCCGCGGCCGTCGCGGCCGCTGACGGTGCCGGCCGGCAGCAGGTGCACCCAGTCCGGGGCCGCCGCCGGCTCGGCCGTCTGTGGCGCGGCGACCGCGAGCCCCACGCCGCCGGTGATGCGGGCGGACGGGCTCGGATCGGAGGGCGCGGACAGGGCAGTGGCAGGCATGGCGCCATCTCGCCAGCACCCCGCCCGGGGCACCACGGAACCCCCGTTAGAGCCGCAAAGGGGCGCTGACGGGCGCCAGCGCCGCGATCGGGCGCCACCGGCCCGCTAACATCGACGGGAACCCGGTTCAGTTCGGTTCAGTTTCGGGGTGCAACGTCTCGGCAATACCCTACTGGCGGGTCGGGCCTCCGACGGCTCCTGCGCGCTCTCAGGGCCTCTGGCGTGAGGGGGGCAAAATGCCGCCCGAGGGCGCCCCGGGGGTGGGGTCGAGCCTCAGCCCTCGATCTCGTCGGTGAGGAACTCCGAGAGCAGCTCGAGGATGCTCTCGCGGTCGCCCGCGCCCAGGCTGCCCCGCGCCGGATCGGCCAGCAGCAGGCCGCGCCGGGGCATGTGCCGGGTGCCCCACTCGTGGAAGGTGGCGTAGTGCTGGCCGAAGCCGACCTGGGCCCAGTCGGCGCCGGCGGCCGAGGTCAGGCTGCCCTGCATGTCGCCCTCGTCGTAGAGGATGGCCGTCTTGCGGCGCTTCTTCTTCAGGGTGGCGGGGGCGAGCGGCTCCCAGGGCCGGCCGTTGGGGTCCATCTGGCGCTCGAAGCGCGCCTCGACCCGGGCCTCGAGCTCGGTGGCAATGCCGCGCATGACCGGCCGCAGATCGGACAGACGGCGCGCCAGCCGTGCCAGCGTCGTCAGAAGCTCGCGGTCGTCGACGGTGATCTCGAGCATGCGGTGCTATCCTCTCCGGCCTGGAGTGACGAGCCGTGGAAATTTTCGGAGTCCACGGAAGACGTCCAGTTTTGGGCGGCTCGATGAGGGGACGTCCGGCCCTCCGTCACTCCAGGCTTCCCCACAGGACTTCGATTTCTGCGTTGCGCAGGCGGTCGCGCAAGTCTGACAGGTTTGCTCTGTAGGCAGACTTCACCGCATTGGTGCTGCGTTTCGGCCGCTCCAGCACGAAGTCCACCTCCATCGCCAGTTGCGCCGGCTCGCCGCGCCGGCCGGGCAAGAGCCAGAGGAGCTTGCCGCTCTTGACGTCGAGCAGGAGTGCCTGGGCGCCGCGGGCGAAGGCCGCCGGCAGTTGCTGCCAGTCGCTCGCGCTCAGGGCGTTGCCCGCCGCCTCGTGCCGGCGCGCCTTCGGCCCGTGCACCACGCCGGGCCGCACCATCACCTCGGCCGTGAGCGGTCGGATGCCGGCGGCGCGCAAGTGCGCCAGATCCGTGGCCGAGAGCACGCCGAGCCAGCCCTGGCGCCGCCCGGCCCGCCCGGCCTGCGCCTGCGGCAGCCACTCGGCCCAGTCGCGCGCGGCCAGCGCATTCAGGACATCGGCGTTGCCGGCGCCGATGTCGGCCGCGTAGCGCGCCACCTTCTGCCGGCCGGCATCGACGAGGCCTTGCCAGCGGCTCGCCGCCTCGCCGACGTTGTAGGCGAAGCCCGGATCCACCGCGGCCGGTACCTCACGCACCGTGCCGGTGCGCGTGTCCACCCAGGGCACCAGCGGCTCCTCGGGCGCGCGCTTCTTCAGATCGGCCCGGCGCTCGTATTCGCTGGCGCGCATCGGCACCGCTTTGCACCTGCAGCGCCACCCATTGGGTGGATAGTGCGTCTGCCACCACGGGTCATCCACCGTCAGGGTCAGGTTGTGCCAGGGGCGATGACTCTCGCGCACGCGCTCGTCGGCGCGCGTGACGTAGCGCAGATAGGGATGCGTGCCGCGGGAGGCCTCGATCCGCTCCCAGCGTCCGGCGGCATAGGCCATGCGGGTGTTCACGTCGTAGATGAGGCGCAGGCGCGCCGGGTTGAACACCGTGCGCACGAGCTGGCCCTCGGGGGTGGGCACCCAGCGCTCGCCCCACCAGCCGGCCGCGCCCAGGAGTTGGCGCGCGCTCCGGGTCCAGTCGCGGCGCGTGAGATCGCCGCCAACGCTGGCCTCGAGGCCCTGGCGCAGGCTCTCGAGCAGGTCGGCGTGGGCCAGCCGCGAGACGGTGAACTGGCGGGCGTGCTCCTCGTGCCAGAGCTCGCGCCAGTCGTAGGTGACGCGCACGCGGTCGCGCTCGCGCATGTAGCGCGCCGCCTCCTCGGGCGGCAGCCTGAAGGCGCGCGCGAACTCGGTCGGGCTCGCCGCCTGGAAGAGCGGCTGCGGGCCGGGATCAGCGTCGAGCCGGACCGGCATCGGCCTCGCTCCCCTTCAGGCGCTGCCAGTCGTCGCGGCAGTCGGCGTCGCACCAGCGCCGTCCGGGCGGCGTCTCGGCGCCGCAGGCATGGCAGCGGCCCCGATCCGGCAGTGGCGGCGGCCGCAGGCCGTGCCGGGCGAGCGCGAGCTCGAGCGCCTGCTCCTCGAGCGCCTGGGCCCGATCGGCCTCATCCGCCATCGGCTGGTGCCTCGACGACGTCCTCGCGCCCGTGCACGCCGGCCAGCCGGGCGGCGTAGGCGGCGCGGGCGAGGGCATCGGCCAGGGTGGCCGCGTGCGGCTCGGCGAGGCTCTCGGCCAGGGCCTCGATCAGCTCGGCGGCGGTCCAGTCCTCGCGCTCGGCGCGCCCGAACAGGATCTCGAGCGGCGTCACCAGGGGCCCCAACTGCTGGCGCCAGTCGGCCATGGCCTCGTCCACCAGGGCGTCCATCGCATCCGGCGGGGCCGGTGCCGGCTGCGGTTGCGTCGCCTGCAATGTGCGCACGGGCACCGCTACCGGCGGCTGGCGGGCGGCCAGTGCCAGCGGATCGGCGGCGGGCGTCAGCAGCGGCTCGGTGCCGTCGGGCTCCGGGATCCCCCACTTGGCGCGCGCCCAGGCGAGCGGCACCGGCAGCCCGAGCCCGACCAGGCGCTCGAGCTGCTCGGCCAGCGCGCCCAGATCCTCGGGCTCGACGACGCGCAGGGCCAGGCGCGGCAGCGGCGCCGCCTCGCCCAGGTTGAGGTGCACCAGCGGGGTGACCAGATCGCGCTCGAGGGTGGCAATCAGGGCCTGGGCGTCGGCGCGCAGGAGCTCGCGGCGGACGTCGTCGTGTACGCGCGCCTGGGCCAGGCTGCCGCTCGCCCCCTGATCGGTGGTGAGCGTCTGGCCGAGCACGGCCTTGGACACCGCCCGGTCCAGGTACTCGAGCAGGCGCTGGTAGAGATCGGCGCTCGCGGCCTTGCCGCCGGCCTCGATGAGCTCCACGCCCATGCTGGCCGGGATCACGGCGGCGGCGTCCGCGCCGAGCCCGAGCACCGCCTCCTTCAGCACCTCGACGTCGGCCGGGGTGGCGGCGGCGTCGTACTTGCCGAGCCGGAGCGGCTGGCCGTAGAGCTCGCAGAAGCGCGCCCAGTCGCGGAGCGCGTAGCTCTTGATGACCCAGGCCCAGAGCACGGCGCGGGCCACACCGGCGGTGAGCGGCGAGTCGGCGTGCGCCAGGCGGTGGACGATGAAGCGCGCCGGGGGCAGGGCCTCGCCGCTGTGCGGGGCCGTCTCGCTCAGGAGCCTGAGCTCGGCCGGGCCCTGGCGGCTGAAGCGGAACCAGTGCGCCGGCCGTGGCAGCACCCGCTCGGGCAGCCACGGGCTCTGGCGCGTGTCCCAGACGATCTCGGCCACCGCGTAGCCCTTGGCCACCGCGTCCATCAGGTGCATCAGGAGCTCGCCCACCGGCAGCCGGGCGAGGGCGCTGCGCGTCAGCTCGGCGGCGGCGTGGGCGGCGGCGCTGTCGTCGGCCGCCTCCACCTCGAGCGGCAGGGCGGCGACCGCCATGCGGCGGGTGGCGAGCACGGCGCGGTAGTGCAGATCCTTCTCCGCGATCTCCTCGGCGGCGAGCAGGTAGTCGCGGGCGTCGCCCTGGGCGGCGCGGCGCAGCAGGGCCGCCACCCGGCCCGGGGTGAGGCTGGTGAGCGGGCGCCAGGCGGCGGCCGCGCGCGGGCCGCTGACCGTGGGGGTGGCGATCTCGGTCGTCAGATCGGGGCGGGCCATGGCAGGGCCTCCTCGGCGGTGCCGGCGTAGTGGCGGCGGGTGACCGGCTGGTAGTCGTAGACGGGGGCGCCGTCGCCGGCGGCGGCGCAGGCGAGTGCGATCGCCCAGAAGCGATCGGCGTGGCCGGCACCGGTGCGGGGCGCGGCCAGGCGCGGCAGGCCACCGGCGCCGGGCTCCATGCGCACCGCGCGCAGATCGGCCGCGAGCGAGCTCTGCTCGGTAGCGGCCACCGGCAGGCCGAGGCGGCGATCCTGCAGTCGCTGCTTCAGCGCCACGGCGAGCTCGAGCTTGCGCGCCGGGGTGAAGAGCACGCCGGCCACGCGGTAGCTGCCATGGCGGCGCCTGGCCTCCTCGACCGGCATCTCGCCCATGCCGGTCTGATCGATGGCGGCGCGCACCACGCGGTAGCTCTGCATGACCCGATCGAGCTCGGCCAACTGCGCGGCGAAGGAGGCCCCGCGCATGACGACGAGCTCGCGCAGCACCAGGTGCTGACGGCCGTCGGCCTCGAGCACCGCGATCACGGCGAGGTCGCCACGCGCGGCGATGTCCATGCCGACGAAGACCGGGCTGCCGCCGTAGGCGGCGAGCGGCAGGGCCTCGAGGGCCGGCCCGATCTCGGCCCAGGTGAGCCACTCGCGGCCGGCGCGGTCCAGGAAGGCGCACTCGAACTCCTGGGCGAAGGTGTCGGGGTCGGCGGCGGCGCGCTTCAGCTCCTCGATGTCGCGTGGCAGGCCGTCGGCCACGGCGTCGTGCAGGGTCACGGTGTGGCGGGAGAAGAGTCCGCCCAGGCCCGTGGTCATGATCTCGTGGAACATGTCGCCGGCCCCGGCCGGCGTGCTGATGACACGCAGGCGCAAGCCCGGGCGCGAGACCACCGGCACCAGCGCGCTCCAGAGGGCGCGGCTGTCGCGGTGGTGCGCGAACTCGTCCAGGATCAGGTTGTCGCTCATGCCGCGCGCGGTGGTGGCGTTGGCGGCCACGGCGCGGATGTAGGAGCCCCCGGGCAGCTTCACCACGTGCGCGAACTGATCGGCCTCGAAGGGCTCCTCGAGGGCCTCGAAGGCGGCCCCGATGGCGCGCAGGTGCAGCTTGACGCCGGCCTCCATGGCATCGACGGCGCGGTCGCGCGAGATGGAGAGGATGGTCCAGCGCGCGAGCCGGCCGCTGGCCTCGGCCTCGAGGGCATCGAGCACGGCCTCGAGCGTGGTGGTGAAGGTCTTGCCGGACTGGCGGCTCCAGCAGGCGGCCTTCCAGCGGCTGCTGTCGGTGAGGTAGCGGCGCTGGTAGGCGTAGAGGACGGGCGCGCTCATGGCGACTCGATGAGGAGCTCGGTCAGCGGCCGGCGGGCCTCGCCCTGGCGGCGCGTGAAGGCGGTGATCGACAGGCCGGCGTAGAGCGCGCGCAGCCCCGGCGCTTCGCGGCAGCGGAGCACGAAGCGGCCGGAGAGGGCCTTGAGCGCGGCCGCGAGCGCCTGCTGCAGGGCGGCGTCGGCGGCGTCGGGCAGATCGCAGTAGAAGACGCTCCCGGGGCTGTCGTAGAGCGCGAGCAGGCGCGGCCAGGGCGCATCTTCCAGGATCACGTGCTGCAGCCGCCGGGTCACGGCCTGCATGGCGGCGATGAGCCGCTCGAGCGCGGGCGCCGGCGGCCGCGATCGCCCGCGCGCGGTGCTGTAGGTGCTGACCGGGGCCAGGCGCTGCCGCCGCCAGATCATGAGGGCGGCCTGCGCGACCTCGCTCGTGCCGGCCGGCGCGTCCGGGTGGGCGAGCCGCTCTGTCAGCGCCTCTGCCAGCGGCCCCGAGTGGAACTTGAGGCAGCGGAAGAGGTTGGTGAGTGCCGGATCGCGGCCGGCCCAGATCTCGATCGTGCTGCGGGGCTTCGCCAGCAGCACCGCGCCCGGGCCGCCCATGAGCTCGACGTAGCAGGTGTGCGGCGGCAGCCGGGCGAGGATGTGGCGGACGAGGCGACGCTGGCCGGGCGGCTCGGTGAAGAGCGGGGGCGGGCGCTCACGCGGCGCCATAGAGCGCCTCGCGGATGGTGGCGAGCGTGCCCGCATCGAGGCTGCGGCCGGCGCGCGTGGCGGCGCGCTCGGCGGCGTCGAGCTTGCTCTTCACCTCCTCGGCGAAGCGCTTCTGGCCGATGCTGGCGCGGCTGGCGTCGGCCACGGCGCGGGCGGCGGCCGACAGGAGCTTGATGCGGGCACCGGCGTCGTCGCTGTCCTGGGCGTCGGCGATGCGGGTCAGGGCCTCGAAGAGCGAGGCCTGCACCATGCGGATGGTGGCCGCGCCCTGCTCGTCGGCGTCGTCGGGCGCGGCGCGGTTGAGCAGCACGGCCGCCTCGGCGGCGGCGCGGATCCGCCCCATGACCGCGTGCAGCCGCTGGTCGTAGCGGTGCACGGCGGCGTGGCTGATCTCGTAGCCCTGCTCCTTCAGCCACTCCGACAGCAGCACGTAGCCGCCGTGGGTCTTGTCGAGGAGCAGGCGCTCGAGCTCGGCCTTGAGCGTGGCTGGCAGGCCATCGACCTTGCTGCGCCGGGGCATGGCTCAGCCCCGGCGTGGCCGGGCGACGTCGATCGGGGCCTCGGCGCGGTAGTCCACCACCGCCTCGCCGTCGGCGGTGAGCTCGGCGATCCACTGGGCGCGGCGCTTGATGGTGACGAGGTTGCGCTTGGCCAGGCTCACGAGCTCGCGGCGCACGTCGTCGTTGGTCGCGCGCACCGGGATGTCGCGGCAGGCGCCGAGCAGCACGGACTCGTTGGTGCCGTAGGGGCGGGCGTGCCAGAGCGCGAGCAGCAGCACCCAGCGCAGGTATTCGCGCTCGGCGCGGGCGTGGTCGATGGCGTGCCCGAACTTGTCATCAGCGGCCATGGCGGGCCTCCATCATCGTTTCCCAGATCCGATCCAGCTTGGCGTTCATGGCCGTGTACTCGCGGATGGCGTCGTCGCGGCGCTGGTACTCGCGCTTGCCCTCCTCGACGCTGCCCTCCATGGCGGCGATGCGCCGCTCGGCCTCCTGCACGCGCTCGCGCAGGACCGCGATCACGTGGTCCACCGCCTTCTGGTAGCGCGACTCGGCGTGCTCGAGCAGGCGCAGCGTGTCCTCGCGGCGCTGGTACAGGGTGGGCAGCTCGGTCAAGGTCTGCTGCAGGCGCTCGTCGACCTGGGCGGTGTGGCGGGCGACGTCGCCGATCTCGGCGATGCGGGCCTCGAGCTGGGTCATGATGCGGGCGCCCATCCAGCGCACGATGGTGAACAGGCCGCCGAGCAGCGTGACGGCGCCGGTGACGAAGGCCGGCAGCAGGTAGTCGAGCAGCAGGTGGCCGTCGAGGGTCACGGCTGGCCCTCGGCGGCGGTCGGGGTCATGGCGGCCGGCGGCTCGCCGCGGGCGATGGCGGCGATGCGGGCGCGGCTCTGCTCGATCTCGGTGAGCGCCTGGGCGGTGCGGCCGGCGATCTCGGCGGCGCCGGTCAAGAGGCCCTGCAGCCGCTCGTCGACCTCGCGGGTCTGGCGTGCCACCTCGCCCAGATCGGCGATCTGCGTCTCCAGCTCGGTCAAGATCCGGCGGGCCCAGCGGCCGAGGGCGCGCGCGAGCCAGCCGGCGAGGGCGAGGAGACCCGCGCCGGCCCCGCCGGGCAGCAGCCAGTCGAGGAGCTCTGGGCTCACGGCGTCACCTCCACCGGCGGCAGCACGTCCACGGACGGCAGCACGGGCACCGGGGCGGACTCCGGCGCGGGCGGGGCGGCCTCAAGCGGCTCGCCGCGAGCGATGGCCGCCACCCGCGCCTGGCAGAGCTCGAGCTCGATGAGGGCGCGGGCGGTGCGATCGGCCAGATCGGCGGCACCGAGCAGGAGCTCGGTCGAGCGCTCGCCCGGGCGGGTGGCGAGCTGTGGCGAGCAGCCGGCGAGCGCCCACAGGCAGAGGGCGAGGGCGAGGTAGAGGACGAGCGTGGGCCTAATCATCGGATCACCTCCTTCGAGTGGCAGCGGTGCATGGCGCGGGGTGGTCATGGGCGTGCCTCGCGCGCGAGCGGCGGCAGGGCGGGGGCTTGACCCAGGCACTTCTGGTGCTCGGCGGCGCGGCGGCGGACGAGGCCGCGGAGCTCGCGGCCGCCGGCGCGGGTCCAGCGCAGGATCTGGCGGCAGGCGCCGGCGTAGTCGGGCGGCTGTTGCTTCAACAGGCGCACCATCGTGCTGTTGCACCAGGCCGGCGCGCCGATGTTGTAGGCGAGGCTCACGTAGGCGTCCCACTCGTGCTGGGCGAGCGGCACCGGCCCCAGGCAGTTGCGCATCTGCCGCTGCATCGCGTCGACATCGTGGGCGAGGCGGACGATGGCGCGCTCGGGGCTGATCCGATCGCCCGGCCGGATGGGCGAGCCGTCGGCGCGCCGGGTGGTGCCGAAGCCCACGGTCTTGATGCCGACGCCGTCGTCGTAGGCGTGCTCGCGGAAGGCCTCGTGCACGGCGATGCCGGCGACGGCCAGGGCGGAGACGGTCAGGGCGGTGGGCAGCATGCGTGGCATGTGCCCGAGCCTCGCAAAGGCCGCCGGTGGCGGCCATGAAAGCCCGTTACTTCCCGCCCTGGATCGGTCCGGGCGTGAGCTGCGGCAGCGACAATTGCTCGGCGTGGCGGGCGCGCATGCGCTTCACCAGGCGATAGACGTGCACGGTGGTGACGCCGTGGGTGCGGGCGAGCTCGGCGTGGTTGCGGCCGTCGAAGTGCGCCCAGATCTTGAGATCGCGCTCGTGCCGCTGCACCGAGTCGATCTTGGGCAGGTAGACGTTGGCACCGCCGATGTGCTCGATGATGCGGCACATGACCAGGTAGCCGGCGTATTCGGCCTGTGCGCGATCGAGGCCGAGGCCGTCCGCCAGGGCGGCGGCGGCGTGGTCGGCCATCTCGACCAGGAGCGGGGTGGCCCCGTCGCGCCAGCTCATGGCCGCGACTCCGGGGCGAGCGAGTACAGCCAGCGGCCGCGCCCGACGCGCCGGCAGCGGACGTCGTAGCCGTTGGCGCGGAGCTCTGCCGCGCAGGCGCTGACGGCGCAGACACCGGCGGCGACGATGATGTCGAGGGTGCTGTGCTCGCCGCCGGTCGCGAGCAGGGCCAGCATGCGCTGGAGGCGTGGCGAGGTCTCGATGCGGGCGGCCTTCATCAGCGGGTCTCCTTCTCGTGGCGGGCGGGATCGCGAGCGGGCGCGGCGGCGTCGCCGCGCGTCAGGATCTGCTGGATGAGCGCCTGCACCCGGGCGCGGCCGGGGCCGGGCGCGGCGCGGGGCGCCGGCAGGGCGGTGGGCAGGCGGCGGCCGGGCAGCGCCGCCAGGAGCTGTGCCGGCGCCGGCCAGCGCTCGGCGCGGCGCTCGAGCTCGTCGAAGGCGGCATGCACGCGCGGGCCATCGAGGGCCGGATCGGGCGCGCCCAGGCGCCGGGTGAGCACCTCGGCCCAGATCACCGTGACCTCGCCCATGGAGCGGCCGAGCGGCTGGCCGTCGAGGCCAAGCAGGCGCAGGCGCTCGATGCGCGCCTTCACGATCTCGCCGAGCCAGGGCGGCACCGGCCTCATGGCAGCTCACCATCGGGCAGCTCGGCGCCGGGCAGATCTGCCGCCACAGTGCCGAAGTCCACGGCGCGGATGGCGAGCACCGCCTCCTCGGTGGCCGACAGCGGGCGCGCCGGGGCGCGCGCCGGGCCGCGCGTGATCGCCGGGGCCGGTCGCGCGAGGGCGGTGCCGTCGGGTGCCGGTGGCAGCCCTTCCAGCACCCGCCTCAGGTAGTTCTGATTGCCGAGCGGGGCCGCGTGCCCCTGCTCGCGCTTGGCATGCAGGGCCTCCACCGTGGCCTCGAGGCCCGCGGCGAGTTGCCTGTAATCCGCGCACAGGGCGAGTGCCTGGCGCGCGATCCTGAGTGCGCGCGCCCAGGCGAGCGCGCGGCGTGGCGAGCGGAAGAGACCCAGATAGGCCAGCAGCGGCCGCGCCACCTCGGCCGGCAGGCCGGCCAAGAGCGCCAGCAGCTCGCGCGCGCAGTCGTCCTCGGCCACGGCGTCGAGCGCGCTCTCGGCGTGGCAGACCGGGCAGCGGAGCTTCATGGCCGGCCCTCTTGGCGGCGCTGGCGCGTGGCCACCCAGCGCCGGAGCCCCGTGATCACCTGCGTCGCCTGCCGGTTGCTGGCGAAGCGCAGATCATCGAGGCCGAGCGTGCGGCGCACGAAGCCGCGCAGGGCGGCGCTGTCCACCCCGTCGGCC